TCCAACGTTTGTATTGCACCGTTTCGACAATCAACAGACTATCCCGGTTTATATGCGTCCCGGTAAATTGTCCGTCCGGCGTGGCGCATCCGTGCAACTCAAACCACGGTTCGACAATATCGACGCATCGTAATATGGTCGTAACCGTATCGCCGGGCAAATATACAACACTATCCCGGACGGTTGCCCGCAATTCGTTGATTGTTTCCATTTGGGTTGTTGTAACCCGTTCCAACTCCCGGTTCTTTGTCTGCAACGTCTTTATCAACTCCGCATCGCTCGCCCGGTATTTTTCAAACTCTGACAATTTCAGTTCCAAAACCCCAACTTTGGCGGCGTTCAAACTATCTTTCGTTTGGTACCGGGAAACTTCCTGCAATAACGTTTCCGTGTTGGTTCTGTATTTGTCCCTTTCCCCGGTCAACGTATTAATCCGGGAACGTTGCACCCATATAGTGACAACGGCGGAAACCGCCAAAGCAATTGCCGCTATTATTAAATATTTTTTCATAAGATACGTTTTATCGCTTCATAATGAATTTTTGCAATACGTTCACGCCCGGCGTCTGACAACATAAAACGGCAATCTTTTTCGGTATCCATGAAAAAGTTTTCAGATAATACCGCCGGGCAAACCGTATGTTTCAGAATGTAAAATTGGTTTTCTTTGTCCGGGTCGCCGTCGGTATGGTCAAAGCGCATTTTCCAACCATCCGGGGCAAACTCTTTTTCCGCCTCATTACAAAGTACGGTTGCGATTGCATCCGCTTTCGTTTGTCCTACGCTGGTATAACATTCCCACCCGGTGCCGCCTCCGGCGTTCCCGTGAACGCTAAACAAAACGGCGTTGTTGCCGCAATCCGCATGGATAACGTTTGCACGGCGGCAACGTTCCGTCAATGATACGTCGGTTTCCTCCGGTACCAAAATTTCAAACTTTACGCCATCGGCTTTTAACATCGCCGCAATACGGCGTACAATGTCACGGTTAAACTCCCATTCAAACAATTGGGAACCGTCCCCCCAAATGGGGGAACGCTTTCCGGCTGTTTCTTTTCCGTGTCCGTTGTCAAGAATTACAATTTTACTCATTTTCGTTTTCTCCTTTCTTTTTGTCCGGAATATCTTCAATGCAATTTTTAATTTCCGGACGGTTAAACAATTTGAATATATTTACTTTCTTATTAATTCCTTTTGCCTCAAAGTAATTATTAAAGCAACTTGAAATTTCAATTCCGTACACAATCAGCAAAAGCAATACCGACAAAATGGGTATTCCTAAAACCGTTCCGAACGTCTGCCCAAACAATCCCGCCAAAGTTACCCAACAAATATAATCAACCAATTTGTTTATTGCCCTTCGCCATTTCCGGGACGGTCGGATTTGTTCGCCTCTTTTTTTCGCTGCCGCCACTCCAAAACGGCTATCAACGAAAATTAAAACTATTGCTAAAAGCAAAAACGGTATCAGATTTTCGTAAAAATCCAAAAGCGGCGAAACTAACGTCGTGGTTGTTCCATTTATAATATTTCTTTCTTGCATAATTATTACAATTCATTTAATCCAAATCTATTTGAAGCACTTAATTTTATTATTTTTCTGATTAAATTTCTTTGTTCGATATTTATCGGTGTATATCTTGGAGAAACTTCACAATATGGCGTTTCCTCTGTTGGAATCCAATCAATATTATCTATCGTAATATCAAACATTGGAGAAACTATTGTTTCAAACCATGTAGCGGCTGTTGCATACATTGGCAAACCATTATTAATATGTAAACCACCGTATGCCAAATCTTCTGTTTCATCCTTTGTTAGCGGATTTTTTCTTAATGCCCATATTGTTGCACCATTCGGAACCGCACCGGAATTTAGCCCACTTAATGATATAAATTTCTTAAAGTTATCATTTGCTTCTAATTGCCAAAGCATTTGTCCCTCTGCTGTACTTGGGTATGGCGATAAATTTCCTTGAATAGCTGGAGGCCATAAACAATTAAATCCTATAAATGTATTATACCCGCAACTTCTTCTAATATAAGATACTAATTTACTCCAATTTTCAAATGTTGACCAATCTCTTGATTGAAAAACCCCTTGTTGGAACCCTATTATATCCCATCCTTCTTCTATGCAATCACGAAAATTTTTTGTTGTCTTTTCAAAATCAGAACCATTTGTTGAAACCCAACAATTAACGGAACTATTATTTTCAAATCTATCAATCCATTGGTCAAATGACGCACCCCCGGTAAAAAAAAATGAAAGTTCCGCATTTATCCCGGCTGCCTGCAATAGATATGGCAAATACCACCATGTGTTCATAAAAAATGAAGAACCGAACCCCATAATACGAACGCCGTCTGATATATTTTTTTTCTTTTGTGGCAACTGATATATTTGCGGCGAAACATAATTTAATAAAAATTCATTCTGTGATATTTCTGCAATCTTTTCTTTTATATTTATTCGTTTCTTTAATTGTGGTTTTGCATCTACTGATTGAACCCTAATATATTTTATACTATCATCTTTAATTTTGAGTTCCTCATCTACCAATTTAATCCCGTCTGTAACACGCAATAGTACTCCCAAAAACGTTTTATCAGAATCATAAGCAACAACAATCGGATTTGTACCATTCATACGTCCGGTCGCAAAATAATGTTCTCCAACTTCAACATCTATATAATCTGATAAATTACATTGTGAATTACTATAAACTACGCCATTACTACCAACCCACTCTTTAGTAAACAAAACATTTGTCAATAAATCCTCTCCGCTATAGTATAACAATTCATCTATTTGTTCTTTGTTACTTGTTACTACATCATTTATTTTATCTCCTTTTAATAGAATCGGATTTTCATCTAAAGATTGAATACGAACAAATAATATATCTTCCGGGATTACAAATTGATAATCAATTCTTTTTTGCCCATTATCAGCATATACCAATATTTCCTTTGGTTCTTTCAAAGCATTAAATCCCAATACAATCGGATTTGTACCATTCATACGTCCGGTCGCAAAATAATGTTCTCCAACTTCAACATCTATATAATCTGATAAATTACATTGTGAATTACTTACAATATTACCTTTAGAATCAATAAATTGTTTTGTAAAGAAAGCATGTTTAGTTGTATTATTTCCTTTAATAAAAAGTACACTTTCTATCTCTTTTATAATTTCGGATATATTTTTTGCATTATACAATGCTAAAGTACTTTTACTTTGTACTCTTATATATTTTGCATAAAAAGGAATTGCAAACCATGTATCATTTAGCAAATTTACACTATTCAATAATACTCCACCAAAGTTTTTATTTTCATCATACCAAACGACATTTGGGTTAGTTCCCGACATTGAACCATTATATATAAGGTTTGTTATATTTTCGGTATCTATATAATCAGTCAAAATTGATGCCGGATTTTCTATATATTTGCCATTTGAACCTATATAACCATCGCCCGTAACTCCTAAATCAAATTTTTCGCCTCTTACGGTTGTTTTAGTTCCTAATTCATTTACCAATGAATATATATTTTTTATAATATCGTTCATTGATAAAACATTACATAATTCCAAATTACTTATTGCGCTTTGAACTCTTATGTATTTTATAGAATCATCTAATAATATTGGATAATTTTTTCTGTTTTTACCGTTACCTACAATTATAGTACCTATAAATTTTTTTTCTGCGTCATATCCAATAACATTTGGATTACTACCATTCATTAACCCCGTGTATAAAAATGCTTTTATTGCGTCCGTTTCTATATAATCAGACAATAAAGAATTTGGATTTTCTATATAATTGCCTATTGAATTAATATAGCCGCTTGTTGTATTAAAAGATACTCTACTACCCAAAAATAGACTATTCATTCCTAAAATTCCAATTTGTTCATTTAGTGACTGAATTAAATCCATTGATGCTATATCAAAATTTACTCTTTTCCATTCATTTGTTTTATTTACAAAAATGGCACATTCGTTAAATATCTTTTCTCCATTAAAATTACTATATGTACCATTTTTTATTGCAATCCAAAAAACGTTTTGGTCGGGCGTTCCGGGATTTGTATCCGGTGTTGCAATACCTGCAAATGTTGCGTTACTTCCAACCGTTGAAATAATAGACAATAAAGCATTTTGCAATATTGCCCCGGTAATCTCTTGGTTCCCGTTTGCCTTGATAACAGACGCAACGGCGGCTTTTAATTCTTCGTAATTTCCCATACTGATAAAAATTTAAACTACATCATTGTTATTAAAGTCATTATTAAAGTCTTTATTGTAATCGCCCCCGGTCGTTGGAATAACGCCCCGTCCGATTTTCTTAACCACGGTTGCGCATTCAAATTCACATTCGACGGACGCCAAATTGCCTTGTGTTTGCCATTTGGGGGTAATTAAAAACGTGTCGCAATCGTATTTCCTGCCTTGACTATATACCGTTACAAAATCACTCATACGGATTAACCGCATTACGTCGCAAAGGTATTCGGGGGCTAAAAAGACAAACCGAAACGTTTTTTCCGATATTTGTTTTTCCGGGAAAAAATACCCGTCCCGTTCTTCGCCCTCTTCCTCAAACTTGTATTCCGGCTTTCCTAACTCCGAACACACGTAAACCCGGTTTTTGAATTGGACGCCCTCGTAAACGATTTGTCCGCCGTCAACTTCCATATTGGCGGCGTCGCTCCATTCAACGCACAAATAACCGTCCATTCCGCCGGAAATCCACGTAAATACATCGGAATAATACCATTGTACGCCGTCGTTAATTCCAATCATATAACGCCCCTCCGGGAAATCTAAAGCCATTGGCAACAAACCGGGGTAAACAATAACATCATAACCGTAATTTGCAAACCGGACAATCTGCAATCCGGTTTCCAACATCGGCGTTGTTATGTCCGCCAATATCCGGGTAAATTTATAATCATACAACCGAACCGATACAATGTTATTTGAACGGGTCGGGCGTATGATTTGAAACGGCAATAGTTTATTGATAGGCGTAAACAACGGGTAAACGTCGCCATACGCATACGATTTTTTATAATCTTGGTATTGCACGCCCTCGTAAAACGGCAATACGGACAAATTATTATTCGGTGTCATACTTCAAAGTTGTTTTAATTGAACGACTGCACAAATTTACGCTTAATTTATCAACTTGACCGTTACCGATATACGTTTTTATTAGTTGCATCGGGTTGGGGTCGTCATTTGCCGGAAA